AGGCTCAGGAGGAAATACTAGAGCTACGCAAGAAACTATCAGCGAAACCGACGATTCAATTCTCGGCGAACGAGCTGGAGTTCCTGAAATTAGCCCTAGCCTCCGGTTCTTCTATAACCTTGGCGGGTACGAATGGGTCGGTGGTCACGAAACCGACGATGGAATCGGCCTCAGAGTCTGTGGCAAAACAGCCATCTCATTCCCCGGTGCAAAACGCCGGCCTGAGTCAGAAGCAGCGAAAGCAGCTAAAGAAGAAATTGAGGAACTTAGGCAGTGGGAGTGGCCAGAACGCGGGCCAACCGCTGAATGGTCATCCCTTGCATTCCAAGCCGGAAGGCACAGGAGCGTCCCTCCCCCCGAGAACTTAAGAGAAGCTATCGAGGAAACCATTAAACTCTATCCTCACACCGTACCTACGGATGGAATGAGTGATTTGGATTTCTTGCTTCCGATTGATGTTCAAGCTGAAAAGTTGAATCTCAATTTTGTTTTGTTTTCGGATGTTCAGAGGGACTCCACACCTGGGGTTCCGGTGGCAGCCTTGGGCGGCACCAACGAAGACGTCATTAGGTCTTACGCAGATACTATTGCTTTTGCAGTAGTGGAGCGGATTAGAATTTTGGCCGAGTTGGGCGACCGCGTTAAGGATATGACACCGGAGCAACTGGTCCAGTGTGGAGCTTGCGACCCTGTGCGGCTTTTCGTGAAACAGGAACCACACCTCCAGGAGAAAATTCTTAGTGGGCGCTTCCGCTTGATCTGTTCAGTCTCGCTGATCGATCAATGTGTAGAGCGAGTTCTTTTCGGTGTTCAAAACCGTTTTGAAATCGCATCATGGAAGTCTGTACCGTCGAAACCAGGAATGGGATTAGATGATAAGGGTATTGCGGCGATCATAGCTGAAGTACGTCCACATTTGAAAGATCGCCCTGTCCAGATGGATATACGTGGATGGGATTGGTCTGTCCAATGCTGGGAGCAGGATGGGGAAGCAGAAATGCGGATCCGCCTGCATGACCTTAAGTGGGAATCGCGCTATGCGAGAGCTATTCGAGCTCGCATGGCAGCCTCCGGTCTTTCGGTCTTTGTCCTAAGTAATGGGCGGCTCATTGCCCAGAGGAGACGTGGGGTGATGAAGAGCGGGCAATATATCACAAGTTCTAGTAATTCACGTATTAGAATACTTGCTTCGAAAATAACTAAGGCCACATGGTCAGCAGCCATGGGGGACGATAGTCTTGAAACACCATCGGTTCATCCGAGCCTTTTGCGTGACATGTACTCTAATATCGGTCATACCGTCAAAGATTTCACGGTCTTTGAAGGAGACCAGTTCACGTTCTGTAGTACCACTTTCGATATTGTTGGTGGGAAAGGAGCACCAGCGAACTGGCACCGGTCGTTTTATCGGCTCCTCTGTCATGAACCTATCACAGAGGAGTTTCGTCTTCAGTTCGCCTATGAGCTGAGACATTCACCACACCTTCCGCGTTGTATGCAAGTGCTTAGCCTCGTTGGGCGGGAACGAGGCAAAACTTTCGAGCAAGATGGCTCTAGCCACATTAGCGTCCCAGGCATTGCCTCATCTTCTGAAGATGGCTCAAACGCAACTTCAGAGTCGAGGCTATCTTCCGGGGGGAAACAAACCCGGGAAGAAAGCGGCGAAGAAAGCTGCTCAACTGCTTAGAGCAGTGAGCATTCCCCGCCCTATGCCGAAACCTGGAAGACAGGTGAACAGAAGTGCTGTCGGATCGCCTTCAAAGTCGTTTGCCGCAGTTTCCTATGCTTATCCCAAAGGGCTACAACCCTTCATACGCAGTGCTGCCCCCAAATTAAGGGGGAGCTCCGCATGTGTTACGGGGAGAGATTACATAGGAAATCTTGCGTCAACGTCTACGTCAACCGACAATATATATTCTGTTAACGCTGCATCCAGTGGGACCTTTCCACGCCTCTCCGTGATGTCCCAGATTTTCGCGCAGTACAAGTTCACCAAACTCGCTCTTCGAGTTGTGGGGGACGCTGCTTCGACGTTTTCTGGGTCGTACACTGTTTCCAATGACTACCAAGCAGGTGGTGTTGCGATGACAGGACCTCAAGTACGGAATCAGGAGGGGCAGACCACTAAGAAGTTCTGGCAGGATTGTGTACATAAGTTTGACTGTGCGAAAGCATTGTACGACTGGTACTATCTCTCATCAGATGCGGGAGACGACACTGTGGGTTCTCAAGGAACCATGGGTGACCTTCATGTATTTACCGAGGCTATCTCGGGCTCATCATTTCCTTCTATGGATCTTTTCATAGAGTATGAGTGTGAGTTTTCACAAGGTCAAGCCAATGGTGCCCCAGAAGTCGATCTCCTTGTTCGTAAGGCCAATACCATGCCTGGCTTTAGGAAGTTTGTTCAACAAGCTGCGCGAGCGGTTCTTGAACCTGAGGTAGTTGCTAAATTGGAGAAATACCAAAGAAGCCTTCAACCTCGGCTCGGTCTCGTTGCTGAGCCTCCTAAGGACACGCAAAGATTGGTTAGGTTCTTGGATCAACATTCTGTTGTTGAGACAACTACCCGAACTTCTAGACTGTAAGCACACACTCTTATATGGGTGTCTAAACTACTATCTCCTTTCTGAGTTGCCCCGTAAGGGCATGATGGAATCTTACACCAGCTTTATTTCGTTAGTATGGA